ATGAATATGAGTGAATGTCCGATAAATGAAGTCCTGATTAGCCGGATAGTGGAAATTAAAGAAATGATGGAAGATTACGAACATATTAAATCGCGGGGAAATATAAAGGGCCAAGAAGCCTTTTTAAGGGAGCAAGCCAAGCTGTATGAAGAACAATTCGAAGAATGTATCAAAGACCTCTTGTCTAAGCTAGAACAAACGGATAAGGCTTTGTCTGCCCTATCTGACCCCAATGCCTTCCAATCCTCTCAAGCTGCTCAAATATTTGCAGCTGATCGTTTGAAAGAGCTGCGGGAGTAATTTAAAAGTTATTGGCGAGTAATTGACAACCCCATAAAACCTTGGTATTATAACACTTGTCGCACTATTTGACCTGATAGCTCAGCTGGGAGAGCGCTATCTTGACAGGGTAGAGGTCGCAGGTTCGATCCCTGTTCAGGTCATTCATACAGAAAGCTACGAACCCTTACATAGTAAGGGTTTTTCTTATGTAACAGAGCAAAATGCATGAGTAATACAGCAGGCTAAATATTCACTTGTTGACGGATTGTTGACGAAAAATAAAAGACTTCAATCAAATGAAGCATCATACTAGGAAGTTTAACTCAATATCCTACAAATAGCTGATTATCTATTCTCTGTGTTCGTGGGCAATGATGTGGGCAAATGCGTGGGCAGAAAAAAAGCACCGGTTAGGGTGTTATTTCAACCAATCTCTTAGTTCTTTTAAACCTCTGTACGTTTTAGCCCAAGCGCTGTTTTCTTCAATGAATTCATAACCCTTCATTGTCACGTTACAATTATTTAGGAATACAATTGTCGCTGCAATTGCGATGTTATCGAGGTACTCTTCTTGCTTAATTATTTTTGCCGCTTTTACAAAATCTTCTTTACTAATACCCAAGTCTTCTGCCTTTGGTTCATTGCCCTTTTCGACCTCTTTTAAAATACTATAAATTATTTTTTTTACGTTCATGAACAATCACCCCCTGCCTATCAATTCGCCACATTCCAATAATTTCCTGCATACCCACCAATAAATAACCTGCCGTCTCGTTAAGCCTTTCGTGATCTTCCAAATGCTCGAAAATGCTAGGTCAATAGATTTCACCGATGTCGGGGAATTCACGTATAATTTTCTAGCGTGGTACGTACCACGCACGTGTCATAAACCATGTATCGATTCATGATTTGAGTTTGTGCCCAATTATGAAATGTTCCGACGTCGGATCATTTGGTCGTCCAAAATTTGGACTAGCTGTTCGTTCAAATATTGAACAATCGTTTGTTTCCGACAATCAATTTAATAACCGATTAATCATGTAAATTTACGTACTGCAGCTGCTAGAAACTCATCTACATCTTTGCTTTGAATGGTTTTAAACGGTGCGGTTAGGTTATATCTTGTTTCTGTTATCATCCAAACCAGGGGAAACAGTTTCTTGTCTACAGGCTGCCAAGGCTCTTTTTTCCACTCCTCGCTATAATAATACTGCTCATACCGATTCGTTTTATCCTTCATCTCCTTGGCTGTATATTGCTTTCTTTGGATCTCTACATAAAACGGAGCGCCTTTCCAAATGACGAATGCATCCGGTTCTGGACTCCCTTTGCCGTACTTCGGTTCTACATCAAAGGTTCGCGGTTCTTCATGCTTTCTTAGTTCCCGGTAAAAAGATACGATGGCGAGAAAATGGGGAATCTTCTGTGATTCTCTTTTAATGCTGGGTATGGGGAAGTAACGGTAAATCCTTTCTTTAGTGCAGCAATCTATTTGTTTATCCCTGCGAAGCCTTTTAAGGACAGCGTTAGCCTGTTTTACAGGGTTTTTCCATTCGGAGAAGTGTATGCCCATAATATCATCTCGAGTCATTACTCGGAATCGCATAAGGTTATCGATGATCTGCTTATCTCTTTGGTTCATTAGCCCAACACCCCAAACACGGTTTCCTCCTCTACTGCATGCCCTTCAATGTCGATAGGTTCCCCTTTTGCTTCTGCTTTTTTAAACGGCTCGAGCAGCTTCTTTGCAACGAAAAGATCAAGGAAAGGCGCTTGCACCGTTTTAAGTTGATTAAGCTTAAAAAGCATACGCCCTTTCTCGCTTGGCTTAATAAATTCTGCTCCTCCCGTTCCTAATGTAATCCGACTGTTAACTTCGTCTGAGTGCTTAAACGCCATGCGAACCGTGAGATTGTTTTTCAACTTCCCATCTAAAATCTGAGCATCAGGACGTTGCATAGAGAGGATAAGGAACACACCTAGTGCCCTGCCGATTGCGCTGATTTCTTCGATGATCTGCATGCAATCCCTTTCCTTTTTGAGCAGTGCTACTTCGTCCACACATAAGATGATATAAGGGGGCCGATCTTTCTCAGGTAGATCTGTGATGTTGGCCAGCTCCGCTTCGTCCAGTAAATCACCGCGCCTCAGTAACTCCTTTTTGATCTTGTAGAGCATTCGTAGGAGTGATACTGAATCAACAACCACCTGTTCAGCAGCACGTTTGAATAAGTGAAACTCTGATCGCTTTAAGTCCGCTAAATATAGTCGTAATTGAAAAGGAGAAAGGGTGAGCAATAAGGTAGTTAGAATAGAGCGCAATTCAGTTGATTTACCGCTTCCCGTTTCCCCAGCAAGTAGTAAATGGGGATGTTCACACATGTCGTATACTTCCCAACCTTCCCGACTCTTGCCAACTACAATCGGCAATTTCATCCCCTTAATTGCGTCTGTGAGATCGTTATAATTATAGTCGAAGGCTTTAATAGCGCTTGGGTGAATCTTCAATGTAAAGGAACGTAGAGAGCCGCATAAGTCGATGTTCTCACCAAACGTTTGTTGGAAGATCCATTCGTTTTTCATTAGATTGTCGGGATCAATTCCTACAGGAACAGTGAACACCACTTGTGTAAAATCCTGCTTAAAGAAAATATTATTTATCACCGGGAATATTCGCACATCCCTTCCCTTGACCCCTTTCTTCGTTAAAAACAACCCACCTAACTTAAAGCAGTTGAGCATCTTACGTTGTATGACTATGTCCGGCATGGTGCGATAGGTCACCCATGCACCTGCCATGCACGCCAGCCCAGATAACCCTTTTAATATTTCCCATTCTAACATTCACTCACCCTCCTAACACTTTTCAAAAACCTTATAAAATCAATCTTTCTACTTGTACTAGTGCGGTAATGAAACCTAGGTAATTAGTGCGGTAGATACTGCGGTTACAAATGGTTAATGATGTCCGTCCCATGCTTGATAATTTCCTTAAAAACCTCATAGTTTTCAATGTCCTTGATCTTATTTACAATGCTCACAAATAAATTGTAGCGTTCATGATCGGTTAAATTGCCGGCTTTTGCTGAATTGTTCAAATAGTCTTGAATGCTCTGCAGCTGTTCTTTCTTGGAGCTGGATGCAACTAAATCTTTGAGGTAGCTTTTAGAAATTCCAGAATCAGTAGCCAATTCTTTGATCTTATCCGCATGCGTCCAAGGAGCTTCGGCTGCCCTTATGTCTCTGGCAACCAATTTCCCTCCGCTTTTACCGACTGTTTTAGCGCTCTTCTTAGCAAGCAAGTTAATTATCTGACCGATGGGTCCGGATGTTAACACGCATACCACCACTTTCAATATTCTTTAGCAACAATTCAGGGAAGTTCTTTTCGCGTTGTTTTTCATACCAGGTTTTAATTGCAATACTCACCATAAAATACAGTAGAGCTTTCACGGTAACATCTCCTTTGCGTGATCGATAACATCCTTGATAAGAGCAATTCTTTCCTCACTGATCCACTTCTCTCCGTTCCCATAAAAGGGCTTGCAGAGGTAATCCACGCGATTCCAAACTTTCCGAATGTCTAATACTTCAACGGGAACTTTTAACCCTTCCACTTGCCAAAAGGCTTTTTTACCAATATCGGCAGCCATTTTAATAATTTCGCTGGGTAACACCTAAAACAACTCCTTTAACAAATGAATTAAATCCTGCGTGTTCATTTGTGCCATTACATCGGTTGGGTCTATCTTAACGCCTTTCTCCAGAAGCTTTTTAACCATTTGCTTGATGATAAAACCCATGATTACACCTCTTTCTTCGGCTTCCACACCTTCGACAAAACTGGCACATCCACGAACTGAACAACCTTCTGCTTCTGAGTCGTAATTCCAAATGCTTGGCGCAAAGCTGAACAGCAAATATCCCTAATCTCCTCCCCCGTTTTTTTCTCAATTACCGAAGCCAAGTCATCGTCCACAATTTTCCTAAGTCTAAAACCCACCATGTTCTTGTTAGCCATTCGCTTACCTCCCGTTATCGTAATGATTAAGGATATTGTCGAGGGCTGTCCTATTATGCACGTCCTAAAGATAATATTTTATCGCTTGTAGGATATTTAGAATTAGTGAAGAATCTTACTGTAGAGGTGAATTTATGGGCGGTTTACATTGCAATCTTGAAAAGATACTTGGAGAACGCGGGATGAAACAAAAGTTCTTTGCCGATAAATTGAACATGAGGCGAAATACGATAAGCGCTATTATCCATGGGACTAAAACTGATATCGAAACAGCCCTGCGGATTGCTAACGTTTTGGGGTTGAAAGTGGAAGATATTTGGAATCTGGAAGAAGAAGGAAAAATATTAGACACATAATGTATTGGGGTATGTTACACTAATTTTTGACAGAATTGAAGCAAATACTCCAGCCGATGGGGAAATTACAGATGGGGAATAGAGATGGGATTTTTAAGAGTGCTTGGATGGGTATTTTTTCCGTATGTGATGATATTCATCAGATGGAAAACAGTAGGAATGCCAGTAAAGATTATTGGAGGTATTTGGGCGGGGTTAATACTCATTATGACTATCACCATAGCTACTAGTGACGACACTAAAAAAGGTTATGAAGCTGGCACGGTTGACGCTCTCAATGATACAACAAAAGCTACGAGTGAAGTTAGTGATGCTGTCAAAACACCTGAACCTACTAAAAATCCAAAGCCAACAGTTGCACCTACTAAATCTCCAGAACCAACAGCTACACCGGTTGTGGTACAAGAAAGTGTGTCAGAAACCTCCGGCCAACGTAATGCTGTTCGTGCCGCGAAAAATTATCTAGACTATACGGCATTCTCGAGGCAGGGCTTAATAAAGCAGCTAATATTTGAAAAATACAATGAAGCTGATGCAGAATATGCTGTAGACCAAATTAGCGCAGATTGGAATGAGCAAGCCGTAAAAACTGCTATAAATTATCTTGATTATACAGCATTCTCTAAACAGGAACTTATAAAACAGCTAGAGTTTGATGGATATACAAGTGAACAGGCTATATATGGTGTCGATAAGTCATACAAGTAAATTTAGATAAGCCCACATCCGGGGCTTTTTTATTACCCATAAATACTCTTACAATCTGCTTTGGTCATGCTTTGAACAGTTTTTCCTCGATATGTAGTGCATACCTCTTCTGAGATAATCGTATAGTCATCCATGCCTTTCGGAACATCCTCAAGCCTCTCGTAATAGCCATTGACCTTATAGTAAGCCTGAGCTTTCCACCAGCCCCATACACAGCGCCACCAAGGTAAATCCTGCAATTCAGCCAAGGTTATATCGGTACCGTCTACGTCTTTGGTGTAGCGTATTAAAAGATCGTATATTTCTTTTTGAAAACTCATCACATCACCTCAGGAACATTATAGGCGAACAAATATTCGCATATCAAGAGGAATAATTTTTCACTTGGAGTGCTTATAGTGTAATGTGAAATACCTGGAGAGAATGAATAACGGGGCTTTGGGGATATGTACGTTTCGAGGGTTTGCAGTCTGAACTATCGTTTATTATTTTTCGGGCATTTCAGAAAATTGTATTATTCTGTATAAGAACAATTAAAATATGGGATGTTAACCGTTGAGTCTGTAAAATTCAGTCTCTATTTTTATTTAGGAGGGTATATGTGGAATCAGGGCAACAAATTGTCATGCATCCGAAGATGCGTCGACTAAGGCTACTTCGCCGAATCGCCTTTTTAGTTATCGGATCAGCACTCTTCTCTGTAGGACTGGAAACGTTTTTGGTCCCTAATAACATCATTGATGGTGGTATCACAGGTATTTCCATCATTTTAGCCCATGAAACTCACTTACCATTAGGAATATTCCTAACACTTCTTAACTTTCCATTTCTTATTTTAGGTTATAAGCAAATAGGAAAAACGTTTGCTTTATCTACCTTGTTCGCTGTTCTGCTTATGTCCATCGGTACAAGTCTCCTCATACCTGTGCAACCACTAACCATTGATCCTCTTTTGGCTGCAGTATTCGGTGGTATTATTTTAGGTATTGGTGTGGGGATAGTAATCAGATCAGGTGGGTCTCTGGATGGAACCGAAATAGTGGCTATCCTGATAGACAAGAAAACTTCGTTCTCTGTTGGTCAAGTCGTCATGTTCTTTAATTTTTTTATTTTGGGTAGCGCTGGTTTTATATTTGGTTGGGACCATGCTATGTATTCTTTAATTGCCTTTTACATTGCCTTTAAGATGATCGATATTGTCATTCTAGGGCTAGACCAATCTAAGTCTATATGGATTATCAGTGATAGTGCCAAAGAAGTTGGAGAGGCGATAGTCAGTCAGCTGGGACGCGGGGTGACATACCTGAACGGAGAAGGTGCATTTTCGGGAAGCGATAAACAGGTCATTTTCTGTGTAATTACCAGGCTTGAAGAAACCCAGTTGAAATCTATTGTTGATGAAATCGATCCCATCGCCTTCCTGGCCGTTGGCAATATTCATGACGTAAAAGGTGGACAATTCAAAAAGAAAAATATTCATTAACACAGAAAAATCAGGGAAGCTATTGATGAATAACTTCCCGGTCACGGCAGCCCATTTCTTCTTTATTCGAAAAACTCGTTCAGGACTTGAAGAAGATGCTGCAGCCATTTCCCGTGGAACATATGAGAGCTTATCCGGTGAGTAAGGATGTGGGGAATGTGAGGAATCAAGGGACAGAGTTAGTTGCTGAAGTGAATAAAAAAGCACAAACTAGGGTGCCTTTTTAATCACCTATCATAAGTAAAATGTTTGTCGATAAATACCTTTGGGTTCCAGCCATTTATTAATTTATCTACCCAAAAAGCATCTATGGTTGAAATTGCTGTACCAAATGCCGCAGAACCAAATGAACCATCAAATGCCAGACCAAATAAAGTAGATGCTCCAATCCTTAACAATTTTGTTGGGATATTTGTAGACGTTGGATTTCTAAATGTTTCAGTATATAGCTTCAATATGCTTTTATCATCATTTGTCCTCATGCTATATAACCATTCTCTAAATTCAAACAAACGCGGGTCTTTTTTCATACTCATGACTTCATCAGGTGACCATCCAAGAGTAACTAATTTTGGTATGTCAGGAATATCTTCAAATTCTAAAATTTTATTTATTCTATTCTGAGCTTCTTGAAAAGTTGTATTCTTAAGGGGATATCCTCCAATAATTGACCAAGTTAATTCATTTCCATAGATATTACTACAAGCTGACTGTGAGGAACATTCCAAGTCTAGATTAACTTTAGCGATATTGAGTAACGAATTGATTATCTCATTGTCCTTTTCATTATCGTAAGCTAGTAATGCCTCCTTGCTATCAACATTAAATATGTCCTTATTCTGAATAGCTATGTTATATGTATGTTCAACAATTTTACCAGGATACTGGCTTTTAAGAATTTCTCTTGAATATTTAGAAACTCTATTTGCTAATCTACTAGCCTTTCCGTGTGATAAATTTAATTCTTCAATAAGCGGTACTTTTATTGCATCAATGATATTATTCCATTCCTTATCTGTGCCGATAAGCCATTTAATTCCGCTTTCGGTGAAGTTAGATAATGCGATTCTGTTTCTATCAGAAACATATGTAAATGTCCCGGGTATATAACAAAGATTTATTGTTCCTTCCTCCACTAACTTTTCGAAGTTTTTCAACCCGAACCATCTTATTAATATAACCAATTCTCGAGCGGGACCGTAAATAGGGATAGTAATTGTTTCGTTTAATAACAAACTCTCTGCAAATCTACCAATGATACTTAAAGAATTCTGGGATTCTAAGTCCGAAATCTCTTTATACCTTTGGCCAATTATTGTACTTATTTCGCTAAAATATTGATTCATGCGACTACTCTCACCTCTCACCGTAAACATTCGCCACTGACCAATATTTCCCTCCTACAAGAAACAAAAGAGCCCTCCTCCTGTGGAAGTAGCATGAAATTTAGTACGTTTGTGAATTTTTCTCTAAATCCCTATATTCTTGCACATCATCCCACATGTACTTTATTAAATATTTTTTGCATTTGTTATATAATGTTTCATTAAATTTATTTTTAATCACTCTTACTTCATATGTATTTCCAATTTCATTTGTAATTTCTACTAGATTATGTTCTTTTAATATTTTATCAGATCCGTACGCTGAGGAACCAACCACAGTGTTAAATAACCTTTGATACAATTCTGATCTGTTAACTTTTATGGGTTTGTTGGATGCCACACACCATAAATAAAGAAATCTATCTGCATAAGGTTCTATATGTCCACCACCAGTTCTTAATCTAGGGCGGTTATTTTTCATTAAAATATTAAATAATTTCTTCCTTTTAATAAAAGACCTAATTAATTGATTCGGCTTTTTGTACATAACGAATAATACGATAGCGACTACAAACGTACTGAAAAACCAATCGAATGAATTGTTAATAATATAATTCCATAACTTTTCAAGCATATATACACCTCGATTTCGTTGTTGATCATAATTATAGCATGAAAAACAAATAAGCCCCCACGGTTAAGTGAGGGGCTTATTTGTATAAAAAATATGTGGAAGGTTTTTGTTTCTAGTTCTCTAGTCTGAATTCATTTGACCTCAACCCGACGGAATTTTGATGCATGATATTATTTCGTCTCATTAACATTTGCGCTGAAATTTTTTTCGTTTGTATATCTACAACCTGACTTTTTCGTTTTTCTACAAGACTTATTGTAGTAAGGACCTCATTAAACTCCTGCAATGATATGCGTTTTTCTTCATAGGCTTTTTGGGCTGCTCCGCGCATTAGAGGAATTTGTTTATAATTAGCCATTATAGAACACGCTCCCTTCTTCCCATATTATACCACATCATGTTTCATCTTCGCTACTAGCTCCAACTTCCTGTACGGTGTTTATTTCAGTTAATGCGCTGATTGCCATAATATGTTCACGTATTATACCTTCTAATGCAGTTGCATATAGCTCACTTAACAGTTGTATATGCTCTCCCATTGGTTGGCTACCATCAACACTTAATACAATCCAGTCGCTAATTGGAACACAAATTAATGAAGTATACTGGCTTTTAGATTCGGGATTAGTTTCCCAGTCACTATCCGAGCGTACATCATCGGAATTGACAACTTGCATCCGTCTTATACATCTTCCAGCAACGGAACGATTAATATTTAAAATTCGACTATTTGCATAATTTTTTGGAAATCCCGAGCTCGTAAAAGCAAGTCTCAGATTATCTTGTTCTTGTATCCAAAGACCACATCTATGGGAACCACCGGCTTTAGTTTTGATATCAGAGGCAAGTGTATCGAGCCATTTTTGAATAAGTTGAACAATTTCCTGGACTCTAATACTGACATCTTCTTCGGCCCTTATATTATTTAGAGCCTCGATTATTGTACGAATATTGTGACAAGCAGTAGTAAGTTGTAACGAAATTCCTTCGAATTTACTTGATCGTTCTTTTTCCTGGGCAAGCTTATTATGTAGATCCTCAATCCTATCGTCTCTCTTTAAAATGCTTTGAAATATTTTTGAAAGTTTAGAAGTACCAAATAACACTAACCATAGAAAAATACATATAGCAATAAGTAGGACTACGCCTGTCAATTGAAAAAACCAACTAGGTAGATTGTCCAAAGTAGCCTTAATAATCTTGTCCAAAATAATCCCCCCTAACCATGTCAATCATATTCTATATGATAAATATTGGAAATACAATAATTTCCTTAAATAAAAAGAGCCCCTCACCTGAGTTAGCGTGAGGGCTTCATTTTATAAATTAGCGAAATTCTTATTATCATTCCATATTGATTCAAACACCTGATCCCATTTAATAACCAAATTGTCTAGCTAATTGCGGAAACCTTTTAAAGAAATCTATAATATCCTGAATATCTTTCAAGCTACTTGCATCGATCCGGAAAGCTCCATCGTGAAAATTGTTGGTTATTTCCGTCTTTGTTCGTCTCTCATCATTTACTTCCTTATCCAGTGGTGTTACTCTCGCGCCTGTGGGAAGGTCAAGAAACTCGGGTCCGCGTTCACCTACCAAAACTCTACCGGCTTCGGTAATATCGCCACCTTCTGCAAGCATGGGGATGTTCGGAATATTGGGAAAGCTAATTTCTCCACCGCCAATAGTCTTATCGGTAAATGGAATTTTAACAGATGGAATAGTGATATGAATAGCGTTTATACCGTTGATGAAGGAGTTTATAGCTCCGATGATGAAATTAATCGATCCCTTAATTCCGCTTACAATTCCATCCCAAATGCCAGATATAAAGCTAGCAATTCCATTCCAAACATCTTTAAAAACTGTTGTTACACCATCCCATATTGTAACTAAAAATTTCACAATTCCCTGAAATACGTTTGTCGCCTTCGTGGATATTCCATCCCACAATTCAGTAAAAAATTTGGCGATCCCATTCCAAACAGATATAGCCACGTCTCGAATAGCCTTCCATACTTTATCTAGAAAAGCACTTACCGTATCCCAGTTTTTATAAAGCAGCACGCCAACCGCGACTAAAGCAGTAATGGCTAGTATTACAATTCCAATAGGTGATGTTATAAACGCAATCACTACTGCAAAGGCTCCGCCCACCGTGGTTGCTATTCCCGTCACCGTTGACCATATGCCGGTAGCAATTGCTGCAGCGTTAATTGCCAAAGTGTATATCCCAAAAACCAAAGCCCCCGCACCTATGCCAATTAATATTGGTTGTAATATTGCCCAGTGATTAACGAAAAAGGATGTTAGTGATTTAATTACATCGATCACTGTTCCAATCACTATGCCAGCTGTACTAAAGGTTGTATGGATTACATTCTGAATCTCTGGCATGTGTGCTATGACCCAATCCATCATAGTTTGGAACATCGGCATTAATTCAACGCCAACCTTAGCAGCCACGCCCCCTAGAGCCCCTTTGATTTGATCCAGTGTATCACCAAAGGTATCTGCTGAATTAACGGCATCCTTGCTTAACACAAGCCCTAACTCATGGGCCTGCTTCGACATAGCGTCTATCCCTGCGCCGCCTGCGTCAAGTAAAGGAACAAGCTCCATGGCACCCTTACCAAAGAAGCTCATGGCTAGAGCATTTCGATCCGATGCATTCGTCATCCCTGCGAGTTTCTTTATAACTTCTGGGAAAACATCATCCATCTTTCGTAGATGCCCACTGCCGTCATTTGTTTCAATACCAAGCTTTTTAAATGCTGCTGCCGCTGCCTTGCTTCCTTCGTCCGCACCCGACATCGTTTTGGTAAGTTTGCCGACCGCTCCTGTAATAGAGTCAAATTCAACTCCAACCTGTCCGGTAGCAAACTTCAATTCTTGTAATCTATCCGTAGACAACCCTGTTCTAACACTCATATCGTTTATTTCAGATGCACTATCACTTACGTTAGCGGCTAAAGCAAAAAGACCGGCACCAGCTGCCACAGCCCCAGCCGCAAGTCCGGCAACCCATTTAGCTGCCGTTCCTATCATTGAGCCGAGTGTAGTACCCGTTTTGTCTGCTTTTCCGTCTATATCATTCAAACTTTTGATTGCGTCCTTATCATCAATAAACACACTGCCGAATAGTTTAAATATTTCCATATGGTTCACCCTCTATCTATTGAATGATGTATAATTAAGCCAAAAGGAGCGTGATCCCATGACTTGGAAAGGCATTTTAAGAATGGTGAATAAAGCTGCTGCTAAAGCGAGGGATGTTGAAGCGATTAGTTCGGGAGATCCAAAAAAAATCGCCCAACGCCTGAAGAATAAGGCGAAGGGCAAATTGTTAAGCAAGCTCGGTTTCTGGAGATGGTAATTCGAACTGCTTCCGGATAACATCCAGTTCATCAAATAATTCTTGTGTCGGTGTAATATTGACTTCTGACGCATATCTATTTGTAATCTTTTCGTAGTATTCGCTAAAGGGGATGAAGTTCTCTTCGTCCATGTTAGGATATATGGATAGCCACATTCTAAAAGCTTTATCCTCTTCATCCTTCTCTACGGCTTTATTGATTAATAGAATACCATCCTGTATATCGAGGTCCATTACAAATTCAATATTTGCATAGCGAGATAGAAGCAGATCGTAGATTCGAATTTCGTCTAACGAGCTGCTAGTTGCAAAAAACTTCTAAGCCCTGTTTGATTTTTAAATTGTTTCAGTACCTCGATACAATCTTCAATCGGTAAATCTAAAAACTCGTCTCCTTTTAAACCAACAAGACCTCCAATAAAATCAGCAATCTCTGGTTCAGCATCGGATAATGAATCGAGCAGATCGCTAAACAAATCAATTCCCATCTGTTTTTGGGTTTCTGCTAATTCTTCTTTGGACTTACCGTCTACACTAACGCCTTTCAAAAATAATTTAATTTGTTCCTTCATTCCCAGCTGACGGAGTATTTTCGATAATTTAAAACCATCCCTCGTCGATAACTTTCGCATGATCAATTCCTTTTTTTCTTCCACTACTTGATCCATTACAAAACCTCCCGAATTTTTGATAAATAAAAAAGGGCATCCGCTGTGGACACCCATCTAATAGTGAAATTAAGCTGTTACAACAGCGTCAAAATTTGTTGTGGCTAATGCAACATTAGGTGTTGTCGCTGTATCTTTGACTGCTGCAGCTTTGAAGTTCAGACGAACGGTTTTCCCAGCTACAAATGTAGTAGAAGGAATCGTGATCACAGCTTTAGGGTTTGCAGTAAATGTATCTAACCATGTTACTGAATTGGCTACTGACGTAATTGCAATGGCTACAGGCGTGCCTAATGCATCATTCGATAAAGCAGATAACAAATTGTTTATATCTGTAATAGCTAAAGTGGTGGCATTTAGTACTTCGTTGAAGGTAAATATCAATTGAGTTTTAGCGCCAGCAGCAGGAGCGGATAACTTACCGTTTGGAGCTGTTAAATCATTCGCTACCACCTTCGCAAACTCAATACTCCACGGTTCTGTCGTAGGTGTGGTTTCATCATATGTTGCAGTAAATGTAAGTTTAGGAACGATTTCATCCTTATCTTTGAGGGTCCAGTCCAATCCCTCTAAATTGATAGCATTATTCAGGATGATCTTGACCGTCTTACCTGCCTTTGTTTTACCAAACCAGTACACTACACTGTAATCAGTATCTACAATATAAGTGGAGGCAGTTAACACATCCTTTACAGGATCAGATGTATTCAGAGTTAACGCCGCATAAAGCTTCGGGAGATTCGCTGTGTTCAGTTCCAACGCGCTAATGTCCAGCGTGGCCACACTCTTTGTCTTAACCTGTCTGCCTTTGACTGGTCCGAGATCTCCATCGGCTTCCATAAGCTTGTATGTCGTTTTTACAACAAATTTACCACCACCACGAGTAAGGCCTATATCAACACCATTTACGTTGAATATTCCATACCCTAAAATAATATTACTCGGGTTTCCTTGCATGGCTTAACCACCTTCATAAGTTCTAATTTGATATACATATTTTCTTCTGCGGATGCTTGGTTCCGGGTCATGCAAGGTCATTCTGTTTTCCCTAAAAAACTCCATTGAAACATTATTTATGATTATGGATTTACGATGCAATGCTTGATCGACAGAAGCCATCATTGTTTCTAGAGCAGTGGTATCGCCGTTTGTCGGAGCATCCCAGCCGTCAACATCTAACACGAATTGCTCCAATGTTCCATCATCGTTTGAATTAGGAAGGTCATAAACAATATAGGGATATACCGCATCATCCGGAGCGACTTCAAAATACACAGTTGGATGAATTGTTTTTAATAAAATTTGGATGCATTTACGGATTTCGATAATTTTACTCATCTTCCACATCCCCTTCGTCGTCCGCATCAATCAATCCGATTGCTCTGTTCTCATCTTCAATCTCCTTGATGTAGAGCCCTGCGATACGGCGTATATCGTCGATGTTATTCATAGCGGCATTTCTGAGGATCGCACGCCTTGGCTGCTTGCTCGTACCAAGTTCTTGTTTCACCCCGTACCAGGTATCGTGCTTTATGCCCACTTGAAGATTCCCCTCACGCTTACGTACCCATATTTGGAAGGCTTTCAACGGCCTCTTGCCTCGCTTAAAGCCTTTCAATTTACGGACCTCATCTAAAGCCCGCCTACGAATAAGCTTTCCAATATCACGCAAGGCAGCTCTCTCGAGCTCCTGCATTAGATACATTGCGCGGTCAATGGATGAGGTGAATTCAACGCCGTTCCTTGTTATCTTTACAGCACTAGGGATCGCCATTATTTCACCCCATTTACTAATCCAGAACAAATAAGCTCGAGGATTTCGCCATTCTTTGAATAGGTACGGATAATAGTGTAAGTCTTGTTTTCGTATTCCAGCTTCGGCTCATCAAAATACTCGATACTCCGAATTTCGAACATGATCTCGGGTTTTAAGCCTGTTGAAGCAGCCTGATAAAATTCGGTTTGTCGAATGGATTTTTTGTTAGCGAATACCTGCCTGGAAGTTTCGGTTTCAATCGGATCACCCATAACGTTTTCTCCATTAGTGACAGCGACTAGGTTTATTACGTCACGCCACATCATCTAAACCACCGCCGTCATGAATACTGCAACTGTTCTGCTTAACTCGATATCAACGATCCCATTTAGAGCAACATAACCACCTAATATAACCCGGTACTTCATATTTTGTTCTTGCTTTACTCCAATGAAGATAGCGGTACCTGCAGAGTTGGTTATTTGCTCTTGATCGTTAAAGGTCACTGTTGCATTCTCAAGCAACACTGTCCCGACTTTAACCGTGAATGTTATCGTAAATGAGTTATACTCCTGCGAAAGCGTGAGGTGCGCCTTAAGTGCCTCATATGACTCCATAAGACGCTTAGCATCTGGATTGTCAAAGCCGAAGTTCGCCTTAACATAAATAGAAACCGTCCGTTTAATCAGCGGGTCGGCTTCGTCTTCAGTTTTGGTTTTTAAAACTCCGGCTAATCTCAGGTCATTTTGAGCAGCAGTGATCAAGTCGCTCACTTCTTCGTCAAACGTCGTGTTTGTTGCGCCGATCCGTAAAAGTTTTTTGGTGCTTTCGAGTAAGGGCATGAGAGCACCGCCTTACACCATCAAGTAAACATCAACAATAGTACTGTTTAATGCGCTATTAAGATCAATAGTGTTATCCTCAATGGCTGTTATAGATGTTGTGACTGCCGGTGCAGTTCCTTCTTTCACGTTATTGCGATAAGCCTCTCGCACTGTATTGTGGGGAAGGAGATAAGGCAAGCCTAACTTCTCACCGAATCCAATTGCTGTTGTGGCACCAACTCCGTCATGAGCAGGGATGGTGATGGATGTGATTGTCTTAAATGCTTTGTTGCCTACTACGGTACCCACTGTATCCAGAGTAAAAGCTGGCAATACTTCGCTGATTACCTCGTCCTTATAGTTGGTGCCTGTGATGGTTATTTGAATTCCTTTAATGTCCGTTGCCACGCCTCCGACCGTTGCTGTGATGTTCCTTGGAACACTCGGCTGTGTAAAAGCGGTTGTCACCACTTGCTGCGCTCCATTATCAACAACAGCAGCATGAATGCCAGCTGCTGCAGCAACAGTTGCAAAGGCTGCATCAACTTGAAAATGAGCTAGAAAGACCATATCAGCAGCTACATTTGGAACATCGGTCGCTATGGCCTGACCAATTTTATAATTATAAGGGTATAGTCCCATGGTTTTTACCGCCTTTCAGAGTTTTTAGGGCAGCATTGAACTGCCCTAATTGAATCAAATAATTAAGCTTTTGGTGCTATTTTCACAAAGGCTTTGGCTAATACCGGCTTCGAATCCCCGACCAAAGTTCCCTTGTAATCAATCAAATTCGCTTTGAAGCTGGACTCCAATGACTTCTCAATCATCACGTCTTGCGAAATGTTCATGCTGTATTGCATGAAGTCGCCATAAACAATAACGCCGTCAGGAACGAAATCATTTTCAACTACAGGTGAACCGAGAATGCGACCAACAAAATCTCCAGTTGGATCCAGAATGAAAACAGGTTCGCCATCAGCTGTCATCATGCTTGCTACTTGATTCCAAAGAGTAGCGGTGCTCATGGTGTATTTTGCATTTCGCTTGTAACCTTGTTTTAACTTACCTTTGGAAGCTGTCATTGTGGCATAGGTCATGCCTGAAGCCGGGTATTCAACTAGATTGCTATTGGCGAGCGAGAAAGTGATACCCACTAAAATTCCAGTAGGCTCTGGAGGGTTAGCAGCTGCGCCCAAACCATTAACAATTGCATTTTCAATAGCTTTACCCATCTTATCGGAAAGCTTGGACACGACAAAAGCCTCTAACGCATCAATGGACATTGCATTAACTGCTTTCGACATGGATATGATCTTGACCAACTCATAGCCACCCAAACTAACGCCGCCGATATCGATTTTCTCCGAATCCACTGCAACCCCTTGAACATGATTCCAAGAAGCATCTGCCAAATCACTGGCAACTGGAATAAATACATTGCCGGGGATAAAGTTCTTATCGATGTATGGATACAAGGCTAGCGTTTGCTCCCAGTTTGCTTTGATCAGGTTAAGGGTGATTGTTGGTATTGCCTTACCTGCACTGTTCGAATCAGTCGTCATAAAAGTGCTAACACGTCTTTCAACTTCGCTCGTTACAAAGTCGAAAGCTTTTCTTTCTTCAGGGTGAAGTTGACGTCCAGATATGTTTTTGAAAAATGCTGAGCGATATTCCTTGCTGCCCAACGTATCATAGAAGTCTGATCTTTGTTCTGTGCCAGGAGCAGGGATAGGTGTAGGGTTTCCGCTACCAGCAAGTATTGCTGCCGCCATCGCTGCACGCTTTTCAATTTGTGCCTTTTCTTCGTTTAACGCTCGAAGCTCCGTTTCCAAAGCGACTAAATCACATTCTGCACCGCTTGTTAAAATTGCACCAATTGCCTGTTTTCTTGTTTCGATTTCTTGTAAACGATTCATGGGTCATTCTCCTTTTGTTATGGTTTTTTTAAATTAAGGTTTGAATTATCAATTTCTTACGCAATTCAGCAGCCTCCACCGCTTTACGCCCTTTCTCGGCCTCCACCTCGAAATAGCTCCTTGCCAGAATTGAAGTGTCTGAATACGCCCCCGAATCCACGGCAGCGACATCATACAATCTTTTGATTTTCAAAATAGTGCGAGTATGGGTTTGTACGTTGTAAGAGTCTTCCTCTACCGAGAAAGCAAACGACATTTCCGTTATCGCACCACCTTGAATAAGTGTATATAAATCCCTTGCGGGAGCTATATCAAACAGAGTGGCTCGCATGTTCAAGCCTGAAATATCTTTGACCAGTTGTAAGGATCCTCGCTTTGTTCTAGCCATAATCATTACATCGCTAGAATGGTTGTAGCGGAAAACAACGTCAGTCATGTCCGTGCTATCCAGTGCTTTGGAATCTATTGTTTCGAAATACTGGATGCCGTCATATTCATATAAAAGCGTCGGTGAATTGAACACTATGGCCCGACCTTCAACAATCATTTCCTTACTATCAGGTGCCGCCTGAGCTGCCCTGATCTCCATTAGGCGTTTTTCCGTCTTGATTTCCACTTCCATCACCCTTTCCCACTTGATATTCATTCGCTTTTGAAGCATCGATAAAATTAAGTGACATGATACGCATTTCTCCGCCATCAATTGGCGGCAAGTTGAATATTTCTAGCGCGTCATTCTTGCTCAACAAACCTCTGTCCATAAGCAGCGTCACAACACTTATTTTCGTAGCATTAGTGGCATATTGGAGTCGGTTAGCTTCGAAAACAATTTCATTCCCGAATCCCTTTTGTCCAGTAGTAAAAAGCTTGGCTGTAAATTCCAAGCTGAGTTGTAAGGATATTGGCTCCAGCACGCTTTCATAAAAAGAAGCCCATTGTTGTTCGGAATAATCCGACATAACAATTGAGGCATTCACATTGAAATACTTATATACTTTTTCCTCGATCAACTTCATTTGAGTAGCATTGATCATCATCGGTGTACTTTTCAATTCGGTATAATCAAACTTTCCATCAGTTGCAGCCACACCACCATCATTGTTGATAGACATATAGTCTTTCATGAAGTCATCGCGCTGTTTGATCAAGTCTTCTCGCTTCATCATGGACGTAAACTTTAAAATCCCTCGCAAAGATGCAGAGGATTTAATCGCATTTACGATCCCTTGGTTTGTCGTTGTGACCAAATTCAACGCCGGTGTTAATGCTGCATCGGATGTTTCGCCATATATATCATGCTTGTAGAAAAACCGGCGCAAATGAATCAGGTCTGTGTATGGTAAAACGACAGTTTGCCCTCCCATAAAATTAAACCGGGCAAACATTTCCCCGGAAACTTCTAGCAATTCTACTGTAGAGGAGAGTAACGGATACAAGCCACGGACTGTACCGAAAGCATCGCGCTGGATGTAGATGAAAGCATTGTTTTTCAAATACCACTGCGTAATCACTTTATAGTAAAAGCTGTATGCATCCATGTAAGGATTCGGACGCACTTGCAAAAGTTGCTCAAGGTTCGAATCTGCCTTTTGCATGCCATCTGCCGTCCTCCGTATATGCTTTGGTTTAAGCTTTGCACCGTTCCGCGCGATAGCATCGACTGCCGTTCGAACAGTGTCTTGTTCATAGGCATCACCAGTAAAGCTAGTAAAGAAAGGTGTATATCCATTGAGCATTTTTAATTGTGATTGCCCTTGGTATTCTTTCGGTTTACTTCCAAAGATCTTTTCATACATCGAACGTTTTTCTGTCAATTTCTCACCTCCTTAAATCATGGCTTGGTAGTCTGATAGATTTTCAAACAATCCGGTATAGGCGATGAGTAAAGAGACCGCGCCATCAATACGAAGTCTTTGCTTTTTCCCTTTTATTGGACGGATGTTATCGTTCTTGTCGCGCTCTACACTGGTGTTGGTTAGACACCATTGCAGAGCTGGGTTAGCGTTAAAGTTAATTAGCTTTGCTCCGAGGTCAGCACCCATTTCCTTCATCGGCTGGCTGAGCGTTTGAGCACCCTGTCTACACTGAACCATCTTAAAACCTTTTTCTTTATTTCATCTACCCAATACTTACTGCACCAAGGATCGTAGTAGTTCCATAGAGGGCTAATTTCGTATTCCTGATACATCTTTACATACCAATCCGTAATATCGCTAAAATTAATCTTGTTTCCTTTACAAAGGGTTAATAATTCGCGCTCAGCCCACTTGTCGTATGGTATCTTGTCATCTTTAACTCGCTGTTCCAATAGATCCTCTGGTAAGAAATACATTTGCAAAGCGTATTTCTTGTCGCTACCCGGCTTCATCAGCAATAGTGTTGCACATGATAAATCAGTAGTGGATGATAAGTCCGTTCCGCTTACTGCGTAACTGTTTCTAATGTCATCCATTGTAAATGTTTCAGGATTCTTTATCGTGTCAAAAGTTAGCCATGTGCCTGCGACGGTATCTCGGATGTTGAAATCTTTGGTAAGCAGTGTTGGTAGAAAGTCTGGATCGTTTTTCGCCCTCTCCACATTGGCGGCTAGTTCGTCATAGCTCTTGATTGTGCCTAGACCCGGATTGGCTTTCTCCCACATCCGGAAGTCTGTCCATTCATTTCTATCGTCTAGCTCATAAATGAAGGACAAGAATCGTTCGTCTGTAAATCCATCTATACCGTCCAGCACCAGACATGCGTAATTATAGATGCTGTCAAAGATGCACTCGCGGACAAACCCTGCAGTTGTGATCATGTCCAGCAACGGTTGTTGTCTAGCTGTCATGGATTGTTTTGCAACGTCGTATAGATTACGATCCTTAATCGCGTGTAGTTCATCCATGATGATGTTGTGCGCGTTCAATCCGTCTAAACTGTTGCTGTCTGAAGATAACGGCTCAAATTTGGAAAAGGTTACTGGGAAGTACAAATCCGTTTTTCGCTTCTTGATATGTTTGCTCAGCGCTGGCGACTGGCTAATCATCTTTATGGCTTCACCGAATACAATTTTGGCTTGATCCTTTTTCGTGGCCATAGAATAGACTTCTGCTCCACCTTCACCATCGCCAATCATCATGTATGTTCCACTTGCTGCCTTTTCAGTGGATTTTCCGTTTTTACGACCAACTAGAGTAAACACTTCGCGGCAGCGCCTAAACCTTGTTTCGCGGTTAACGAAACCATACACAGCTTGCATCTTTGCTTTCTGAAATAGTTCCAGAAAAACAGGCTTACCGATCCATTGCCCAGTTGAATGTTTGCAGAATCGTTCAATGAATTCTATGGGCTGCGTAGCTTTCTCTAAGTCAAATTTCCAATCGTCTTGTGGATGTTTCAGCTCATCAATCAACTTCGTGTATTGCTGTATGATTCGCTTTGAAACCTGAATATCTCCCGCTTCCATTTGATCCCAGTACTCCAACATATAGTTTTTCATTTACGACTCCTCAAGAAACCCATTAGTTCATCTGCCGCTTTTTGCGATCCGTCATTGCTGGGAAGCAAGTCCAGTAATTGCTTGCAAATCGCCAAATAGTTTCGCACCATGGAGTTGTATGTCTTAGATGCCGGATGTTCCCTAAACATTTTCTGTTTGCCTTGTTCGAATAAATCAACCGCGCCGTCATTATTTATCATTTCTTGCAGCTCTGCGAGTGTTGCGAGAACGAAACAAGCTTGATTCTTCAACCCTTCAGACAACCTCTGTTTATCTTTTGGTAAGTTTTTAAATATGCTATTTAGTTTGGTTAACTCTTTCTTTATCAGCTTTTCTTTCTCAATCTTATCCATCGTTTCATCCCCTCCCCCTAACCCCCCCTTGTACGAAAATCGCGTTTCGGGGCATTCGACTCTCCCCAAACGGTCCGTAGGTTAATATCTTTAATATTTTTGATGGGGGGTATCGCCAGAATCCGCAACACAATTCGTATTGATTTTATTTTTCTACAGATTCAAATATAAACCCGTTATCTTTTGTATCCTTACGATTGATCCTAGTGGTTCACGATTGACTTGAGCGGCAATGACTATGCATTCCGAATAATCACAACATGGACAATGCGACTAACCTTTTCCTTTGCTCATCCTTGAGCAGCTTATACTTCTTAAACCAATCTCGTATTAGCCTGATCTGCTCATCCTTACTCGCTTGCCTGTCATCGTTCTCATTCACACGCTTGATACACTCGGCTTCAGTTGTATCCATTACCTTATACTTCACATCATCAAAGTCTTTGAATAGTGCTTTAAAGGCATCATCTACCCATGTAACAATGATCCATGCAGCATCTAACTTACTTTCAGTCTTAAGCTTATCGATGATGAGCTGACGTATAGCTAATACATAGCCAATCAAGTTATCATTCTTTTGGTGTGCATCATAGTTGGACAGTGTTCGCATGAGTAAGTCGAAATCAAACCTTATATCGTTCTTGCCCATTTGCTCTACTACATAGGTGCTCTTGCCTGAAGCTGGGCAACCCCATATCACATTGATCTTCATTTATTAAATCGCCCCTCACTCACTCGCTTCACCATGATCTGCGACAATCAAATCGACTTGTTCTATGATGTAAGCTCTTGTTGCTTCACATGTGGTTGTCTCTGCTGCATGATGCAATACCTCCAGCAGCTTAGTGAATAGCTCTGTGCCTGTCACACTAACTGTCACGTTGAATAGGCTTGGTTTAACCTTCTTGTCTAATGCTGGATCAGCCGGACCTATTACACTTGCATGTGATCTACATAACGGACAGCTAACACCATCTTGCTTAATGGGATCTCCATTGAATATGTGACTGCATTCGATACACTCGTATTTATGTCTCATAACGGCTCCCCTCTCTTCACTAAGTCTCCATTCTCGTCAAACATTAATCCCTCTGCTGTTACTTCGTGCTCGCTGCCAAAGTGCTCCTTATTGTGACAATCCTGACAGAGATACTCAAGCAACTCATGATTCAGCGATATCATAGGATCATTGATATTAGCCGGCGTAAGGTAAACGGTATGATGCACTATCTTGCCTGGTGCCGGGCATCTTTTGCATAAACCAAAGACGGATATTATAAAGGCAGTTCTGCACTTCTGCCAGGCTTTTGACTTGTAAAACGATCTGGCCCACTCCTTCATATCAATGCTTTCAGGTTAATCCTGTCCTTATTTCGCTCAGCCCAGCTCAATGCTAAAGGTAGGTCAATGATTGACCGGCCATAGCAGGTAATGAATGTAACAACTTCATCTGTGAAGTCATAGACCCACCACACTTCGCCCAATTGTAAAAAGCATTCTTTTCGCCTAGGTTTTCCTCGTGCAAGGAGTTGTTTATTGCATGTCGTTAGCAATTGCTCATATGCAATATGTTCAACTCTTTGGCAAAATTGTTTGTGCGCATGTTCAGTAATTTTTAATTGGATCATAGCCCCTTTCCCTCCTGTTCATTTTGGAAATAAAATAAACGCTAACCGAATTGACTACTGTTTGAATCAACATTTATTCATTTAGTTAATGCTTACCCGTACTTGCCTTACCTTTAGTTTATAAACAAGCTCATTTCCAAATACTCAGACACTTTCTTTTGAGCTCGATTTACAAAAGTTTGAACGCTACCTAAAGTAATACACATTCGACTGGCAACCTCTCTCATAGGTGTACAATTACCGTGTATGGATACAAAACATTCACGTTCGTTCGGACTTAAACGACCCAGTGCATTCTCTATTTGAAGCAATTGAACGCTTGTTAGAGTTGAAACGCTGCGAGAATTAACTGGATTAGAGAATGCTTGCATGATTAATGGATCAACAAACTTGTGTTTTTGATAAGCAGATCGCCTATCTGCTCCTCTTTTGCTCCCTGGCATCTTTCCAGTATGCATCCAATTGATCGCCATATTTAGATCTTCGATGATCCCTCGTTTAATTACGGTGTCCCTGTGCTCGGCTTCGGCTCCTTTATATAAAGCAGATTCCTCCGCATTGTCCTTTTCAATCGAAGCCCGCACAACCCTATGTGTTTCTCGATAGGATGCTTTTAAATCACTCATGTGTGCTAAGTAACCACTTTCGTCTAGCTCATGCTCTTTCAAGCCACCCACTCCTTTAATCCGCAATCCAGTATAGGATGTTGATACTTTATAGAATCTAGAATAGACACAAATCATTTAAGGCATCTAGAAGCCATTTTAAGCCACATAAAACACTCGTGGTTCTTACTAACACTCCCAACGCACAAAAAAGAGAGCTGATTAGGCCCTCCGTTCTCGTCACGTTCGTATATAAGATTAGTAAAGCGAGGGCCTGGAATTTAACCCAGATTTCCAGCGAAAGGCTGATGTCATAATTGAACGAATCTAGCATAAGGACTTAATTTTTGATACAGGTTGTATCCGCCTATCACAAATGATATATTTTTATTGCACTGTAAATACATTCCAAATAATATAAAAAGGAGGTGAATCTATTGGCGATAGCATATGTTACTTGTGAAATTTGCGATAAAGAATTTGATTCCGGTTTTGATGTACCACAAGACACTGATCTTGCTACTAATACTTCCGTTTGCCCTGAGGGGCACATTGTTGAATTGACTGCAGATAAAGTGAAATTTTCGTAAATTTTAACAAGTTGAGTCGTCGTTCGCGCGGCGGCTCTACCTTTATTGAATGTTTACTTTGTTTCCATAAACGACACATGGCATCGAATCATCGATTTTGATTCCCTTTTTACTAACGTTTAAATTAACCGCTACTGCAATATCGTCACCTGCAAGTTCTTCGATTTTTGTCTTACGTTGATCAATTGTTAATTCCATCTCAACCATCTCCTCGTTTTTTATTAGTTTATTCTAAATCACAAGATCATGAGATACCCAAACTGATGCCATCCGAAGCGATACTCTTACAATTCACTAAATTTTTCCCCGCAAATGCTATCGGGATGGATCGTTTGCTGCTTTCTTTTAATCTCTACTCTATAACTATAACCTATCTAAAACCTAATGACATATAGTAATTGGTTATAATGAACATTTTATTCGTCTTTTATTTTCCAAGTAATTTATTTTTGTTTTTCCAGTACAGCAACCCCCAACGCAAAGGCTAATTTGTAAAATGCAAACCATCTATATTTGTCATAGGTGGTTTTGCTGATAGGTGGTTTGAAAGAAAAACAGTAAACTAGGATGTCGTTCACGTAATTATACTCAGATGTCATATACCGTTCTTCGATCAAGAATCGCTCCTTGGCTGGTAACCTTCTGACGGCCCATTCTACCCTCTCACAAAACCTCTTGCGCAACATCGCCTCGTCCGCATTGTGAACTGCAATCTGAGCGGTTTGGTCACTCGTTACGTTCGTATTGCCACCTGTCCTTTCGCCATATGGTGCCGTGGTAACTGCTTCCCTTTCTTCAAAAGAGAGGTATTTGAAAATTCTATATTTCTCGAATAACTGTTCAACGGCTTTCTTGGTAGCTTTAGCATTTGTATCCGGCATATCGAAAGTTTCTTGGATTGGGTCGTTCAATACATCATCACCTACCTTCAATATCGTTATTATCAATGAACTGTTGAAATTCACATTCGAGGTTACGTGATACAAGGAAAGATTGAAACCTTTTCACGTCTTGCTGCTTTTCAATTGAAATTCGATCAATTTGGCCTTGCATAGCAAGAACTCCTTTTTCAAAGAATTCACCTGCATTTCCAAACTCATCTCCTAATCGGGCTACTTCGTGTCCGAGAATACTAAACATCTCAAGAATCTCGTCTTTATTAATTTGATCGTTTTCTAACCTACTCATATACGTCTTGAATATCGTTAACACTACGTCAAAGTGCATGCTCGCTCACTTTCCTTTCATCGTACTTGAGAATAAATATCGCTAATAACGCCTAACTTCCATAAGGTCTACCCAAAAAGCAAATGGATCGAAATCAGTAGTGTCCGATTCAACTTCTTTCCTTGGACCTTTACGTGAAATTGAGTCAAGAGGTGGTTTGTTTTTCCCCCAACGGATCATTAGAAATCCCGCTGTAGTGATTGTAGGTTTAATCTCGTCATACTTGGACATGGTCATAAGGTTAGTCGCTAATTCTCTCATCCCTTGTTTCAATTGCAAAGAATCCACATCTTTTTGCTTTTTGATTTTCCCTTCAATTGCCGCAATTTGTTTTTTTGTAAGTGAGGAAGTGTAGTAGTTGAATATGGAAAATTGTTCTCTTAACAGATCGATGGTCATTTGATCCTGCAATCGTTCTTCGTCGCTCACTTTATAACGTGAAAACAACTTTGGTAAAGTTAAAACCTTTAATTCACACATAGCAAGCTTACTTTCATACTCGCCGAGTTGGGTAAGCCATTTACTTACGTATTCTAAATTAATCTTTCCCGCAGAAAACATTGACTCATCACCGTTGTTTTCGATATGCGATTCGATTTCTTTCTTTTTTCGTGCCATATCATACCCCCGCTTTTAAGGTGCCGATTCTCAATATTTGAATACATTCCGTCTCCATGTCATGTAATATACATACTGCTTTGTCTAATGCGTTTACAGCATCATCAACTTTATAATTCGCATCGTTCTCCAACCCTCTGGATACACCTAAGACGATTGCTTTTAGTTCGCCGAGGCTAACTAAAGAAAGTTTGTCCATTTCACTCATCTCCCTCTGTGTCACGTGACACTATAGATTCATCATCATTTTGATTTGGGTACATTTCCTCGAGCATCATCCAGACATCTACATAACCAAGTTCTGCAGCTGCTTTTTCGAGAATAGCCATATTTTCCTTTATTACTTCGGCTCGCTCTTCTAAAGTTTCGTTTTTAAAAGCAGATTCGTGCTTCTCCATAAACTCCTTATTGAGAATATCGAAGTCTCTGGGCGGTACCCAATCAATCGAACTATCCAATAATATTTGTTTGTTCAGATGCCATTGCTTTTCCACTTCCCACGGTTGATAATTCTCGTCAACGTGTTCCAAATCGTATTTTTTTGCAAATTCAAGATCGACTAAAGTGATTCTCGAAGGATGTAGGTCGTACATTTGACAGTAAAACTCAGCTGTAATGGGGATGCCTTTGCTGTCGGCCACCCACAAATCCTTACATCCTTTTAACAAAAACAGTGGCACAACTATCATGAAGTACTTCAAGAGATCAACATACTCCTTTACCTCATCAACGGTGATTTTGTCCTTCATCCAAAAATCAGAAAACAACCGGCTCTGTAAATTGTCTAACGTTGGTTGTACTACACTTTTTGGACCAAAGAACCGGATACAATCTTCTAGCTTTAGAATTTGCTTAGCGTGTCCGTCCGAAATCCTACCTTTTGCGATCCAATCTTGAAAAGTAAGGGAAAGCTTGAGCAATCTCAACCGACTCGTAACATAGTCCCTGCTCTTGCTGATCTTCTTGGCAATCTCTTCATGCGTGAATCCCATTGTCACGTATTGCCGAAATGCTTCAGCTTCTTCTATTGGAGCGAATTGATCGCGGTGGATATTTTCAATAACTGATAAATGAAAAGCTTCATCATCCGAATACTCTTTAACCTTAACCTTGATCGTAGATAAGCCGGCTATTTTGTGAGCTCTCCAACGCCTCTCACCTTGAACGATCTCGTAATGACCATCAAACGGTCGAACGAGTATTTCTTCCTGCAAACCATCCTTCAAAATGGAGTCAGCAAGCTCCTGAAGCGACTTTTCATCAAAATATTTTCGAGGCTGCTTGGGGTTCGGGTGTATATCTCCAATATTTAATTCATTCATAACCTTCAAGTTGTCACACCCTTTAATTTAGCAATTTGTAATCAAGTTCTACTTTCGAATATGGCTCATCCAATTCAATACTTTCAGGGATTTTCCCGTACCTTATTAATGCTGTTAGTTTCCCATCAGGATCAAATGTTTCAGGGTTTCGGGTTTCGAGCATGTGCTTATCATAAGCTCGATTGTAAAAATCTTCGTAAAAGCTGCGCCTTAATTTCTCAATGCGTGGTTCAATCACTGTTACCTCTGCGATAGTTGGAGGATAGCGAACAGCAGCGATGTGTTTACTAACATTCCTCTCAGCGATGCGAATATCGGTTTCTCCCAGGTGTTTACTCCACACCCCAACTCTTTCATTCGTTACTTCAAATGCCGAGTAAGCTGCTGAAATGGTCATTAACAAACTGATCGTTTCCGCTTTATTCATATTCAGCCGAACTATAATTCTCAAGGAATATTTGCTCAGCTCGTTCATCCTCAATGTAATCACGGCTTTGACCTTCGAAGATATAATTTTTAGGAATTTTAGCAAACCTGATTTTTATTCTCCAGTGCTCAATATCGAAGGTGTCCATAGTTTTACCGTCCCGGAGATGTGTAGCAATCGCTTGTTTGCATTCGCCTTCCCAATGCGATACCCTGAACCATTCCATACTGCCACCTAATTTCGTTATATCCGCTATTGTAGGTGGGAACACATTTGTTAATATATGCTTGTCAAGGTTCGCCTCTGCTTCATCCATATAAAACCCCAACAATGAATCATTCCATAGTTGAATTCTATCCTCGGTTAATTCAAAGTTCGGGTATGCTGCCGTTATCTTCTCTAGCAATGTCAATATATTCGCTTCGTTCATTCTTCTTTTTCGCCTCCCGTTCCTTTGCTTGTCTAATTAATTCCTTATTTCGCTCAGCCTTGCTAAATGAAGCATTTCCTGAAGGTTTCGTGTTAGCGGGAATTGTCGAGACATCAATAAAATCTTTATATGTTTCCTGATTCACAAATGCGGAAGCATCCTTTAGAAAGCGATTGTCTTTGTTACAATGGTCAACATAATTTTTAGTTCCTGTCACAAACTCATCAAAGCTGAATGCCTTGTCTTTATTTAATCGCTCAAAGTGTCTTAACGCGTCTTTCTTTCCTACTTTTTTAGGATAGAAAAGATAGAATTCTTCGAATTGTGCGAGTATAATATCTTTAGATTTAATATCTTTCTTTTTCTTTTTTTCTTCTAAATCTAGTTCTAAATCTAAATCTAAATCTAGTTCTAGTTCTTCTTCTGTATCGTTACCATGCGTTACATTTGCGTTACTGGTAACGTTACCTTGCTGTAGCTCCAATTTTTTCTTTTCTCTATAGTTGGCAACCCTTATTCTTGTGTCGTCCCTTATCTTGTCTAACTTCTCGACAAATTGATGTTTCTCCCGGTTAGTAACGAAGATATATCCATCATCTTCAACATCAATCATTCCAAAGTTTATGAAGGTGCGCATCGCTGATTCAACCAATTGCTGGGACTTATTAAACAATGTTGCCAACATAGCATTTGAATATGGGATATTTTTCTTTAGATAAATATAGCCGCCATCGTTCGTCTTTCCTGCTTGAGCCATTACCTTAAACCACATTACTAATAAGGCATCACCCTCAGGTAAAGATTCAATGATTTTAATTTTATCATCCGAAAAAATATCAGTTAGCACCTTGAACCACGCTACATCCGCCAATTCCATTCACCACCTAAACTATTTCTCCATAAACTTCAACTCTGAATTTATTGTAGTTTCGATTGAACTCTATTCCCTCGCTAATCAATGCTTTTAAAAACGTAGATAGATTCTTAGGGTTGCTGAATGAAAATAATATAGAACTGCTTCCCACACCGATGTCCACCTTATTGCAAACATTCAGATCCTGGTCGAAGCATGTTGGGCCGGCAGATTTCTCCGTTTTTTCATTAAGATAATCCCTGACTTCCTGCAAATAAGTTTTAAATTCTTCAAAGCATGCATCCAAAGATACTTCCCCGGACGTATAATTCCACAAGATATCATCCACATCATCCCTGCAAAAGAAGTTTGGCAAGTATTTGATGTCGCCGTTATCTAAACGAATCATTGTCGTGCTGGTGTTATCCTCTGGAACCTCGAATATTGTTAAAAGACAATTTTCAATCCCGCCCCAGACTTCATCTAAATCTTCAATCTTAATTCCGTTCTCTTCCAAGTGAAGGATTCTTTCAGCAACTAACTTTGCTTGAATCATTAGGGATTTGAATATCAACTCATCTTTAGCCGTTATTATAAATGTGCTCATTTGACCATGCGTGTCCATTTAGCGATCGTCCTTTCAATAAGGGATTGGAAATATTTGAAACCTTCTCAAGTACCAAGGCATATGTTATGATGATTGCATAATTTGTTTTACTATTTAGGCGCTCACGCCGTTACAGCGGCTTGGGCGTTTTTCTATTAACCTTTCGTTGCGAACTTTAGTGAAAAGAATTTCTAATTCGGATGTGTCAAAGCCTTGCAACTTAAGGACTTCAGCAAGTCCGTTTAAGTCAACGTATTCCTTGGCCTTAGTCTCGAGCTTGAGAGATGCTTCGATCTCAAGTTGATTCAAATCATCGAGATATACCCGCTCCAACGTTTCCACGGAATCAGCGATATCCAGTAAACTTTTCTTTGCTTCTTCAACTGTGAACATATCATCCTCGTTTGACCAAACTGCAACGGATAATATAGCTGTTTTAATTTCTGCGATACGTAACCAGGTTGATAATTGATTATTATTCATTGTCCAACGCCTCCAAATAATTAGTATGATGACTTACAATAAACCGTTTTTGCTTCATCTATCGTTTTCATATCGTGGGCATATTTCATCGCATTGATTAGATCCTGAATTAGCTCGTCCTTCATACCTAAGTCTTTAGCGGCTAGGATCGCATAACCGTAACAAGCGTTATTGCTCCATTCTTCCAATGTTGTTCACCTCCTCGCGGCTTGCATCATAGATACACCAGGCTAAAGTTACGAATACTGCGATGAACAAAAGAATACCGATCGTTTGCCAGATAGGATTAAGACTCATCGGAAGGATCCTTAGTCGGTTTAATGAGAGTAAAATAATAATGCCCATCGTTTTCAACATTATCTTCAACTCTCTCTAAGGTATGACCGTTACGGATATGCTCAGCGATTTCTTCAAAACGTTTGGCCATATCTGGGCCGCCCTGCTTAACGTCGAAATAAATGAATGGAAGGGCTTCTGCTTCTTTTAACTCCCTCATAACCTTTCTTGAAATAAACTCGTTATATGCTTTTTCAATAGAGTTCATCAAATCGAAATAAATATCATGTTCAATTTCAACAGAATCGGCCAGTAACTTGTCCACGATTGGACAAAGATAGTTTTCCACATCTACCCAGTCTAATTTACCTTCAACCGCAGCATCCATGATTAAACCACAATCTTTATCAAACCCTTCCATTCCGTTTAAAAATTCACGAAATGAAATTGCCTTGCCTTCCATGGTTATTGTGCCGTAAATATCGCTAGCTTTAACAGGATTTAATGAAATAGTTTTTGGATTAGTCATAGTAAAATCGCTCCTTTTATTTTTTTGTTTAATTTTCGCATTGAGGATAAGGGTGGTAGTTTAAAACACCATCATCCTCGCACCTCTATTCTGGTTCCTTTATCTTGGCGATTTCTTTGTAAAACTTGGCCATGCATTCTTTTATGCCAAATTTATCTTCAAACATGTAATGGCTCATAATATCTTGCGCAGTATATGTGCTCTCCATATTCTCGGACACATTATTCAGTTGGAATATCTGTTGCCTAAATTCCTCATCCAATTCACCCAAAAGCTTGTCATACTCTTCATTCAGCTTTTCGACTTCTAATGTCAATTTGGCTAAAAGCTTATCGAAGCGCCTGCTCCTTTTGTACATGGATCGAGCTGAAACTAATAAAAATTGAGTTAACTTCTTGGTGTTATCTTCCACGTTTACTTGGCCTCCTGGTTGCAGTTTTGTTCTTGCTTCACAATCCACTCATCGATCGTTGCTTTCCTGAATAATATCCTGCTGCCGATCCGGTAATGCGGAATCTGTTTCAATCTGACCATATCGCGCAACTTGAATTCCGATGCTCCAATATATAGAGCTGCTTTCTTGACATCCATTCTCTCCATGTATACACCTCGCTTACTTGTTGTATTTTGTTGTCTACCTGTATACTCTATCATAAAAGTATACTGCTTGTCTACAGTTAAGTTTACCATTGTTTTCTCTTTGTATACATGGTTATAATGAGGTTATTATATAAGGAGGCTTAAGGATGGGAAAAGTTGAATTTGGGGTATTCTTAAAAGCTCAGAGGAATAAGAAAGGAATCACACTAGAAGCCCTTGGCGAGAAAGTGCAGCTATCCAAATCTTACTTGTCGCATATTGAAAATGGGAAACGAGAAATTCCATCACCTGATATTTTAAGGAAAATGGCAAATGCGCTTGGCATCGAATATGAAGAACTTATGATCAAAGCAGGATATTGGAACGAGAAGTTTGATGAAGGTGATAGGGCTCTTTTCGAAGATATTTACAACGATCAACGGGTTCAAAATAATCAAATTAGTAAACTCCTTAAATTAATAGCAGATGACGATGGTTTATTTCCAGATTATCTACACAAAGATATATTTAAAATATTCGGAGGTTGGCTGAGTCTCGGTGATGGTATAGATTCATCATTCAAACATGATCAGTGGTATTTAAATAATTATTTAAATGAACCAGAGGAAGATTTTAGAGAGAGTGAATTAAAGGGAATAACCGATGATTTCAATAGAATTTACAATTACACGACAATTAAATATGGAATTATTGAATATAACGGTTTCAATAAGGATCGAAGAGACTTTCTGAAGGAACTATTGGAACTAATAGACAAACATGATTTGGTAAATATAAATTCTCGCTTAGATGAAAATGATCTAACTGCTTTCCTTCAGCGTTCAGATATTACCTACGGAACGATCAAATTAGATGAATCTGATCGAAACATGATTGATGCTTTAGTCTCTGTATATTTAGCTAATAAAAATTCCTACAGTCAATAACGGGCTAACGAAACGTGAGGTCATATGGGGTAGTTTGAAACTACATCACAACGAGAATGAACGTTCCCAAGTACAAATGTTCCCGCAATGCTATAAAGTGTCTGATAACGGCTCACAGGCGGTCACAGCTATATCTACACAATAAACTAAAGGAGGGTTTTATCGTGGCAAGTGTTCAGAAGCGTGGTGAAGGATCTTATTTGCTCGTTGTCGAAGCCGGATACAAATCCGATGGATCCAGAGCCAAGAGAACTAAAACCGTTAAAGCAGATGGCATCCGTGAAGCTCGGAAGCTGCTAGCTGAATTTCAGACTGAGGTTGAAGCTGGAGAATATATTTCACCGGAGAAAATGAAGGTTGCGGATTTTATAGAGGATTGGCGTACCAAGTATGCTCAAAAAGAACTGGAATCTGCCACACTTGCCACATATAACGTGCATATTAAAAATCGGATTATCCCCTATTTCGGACATATGCGCTTAGACCAGGTTAAGGCGATCCACGTTGTAAACTTCCTGAGTTCACTTGACAGCAATATCCGAATGGACGGAAAAGAAGGCGGCCTCTCTTCTGGAACGATACAATTCGTTCACCGAGTCCTTAAAAACATATTTAGTCGTGCCTGTGATTGGAAGCTTATAAAAGTTAACCCGCTTGCAGATATCAAGAAACCTAAAGTCACTCAGAAGGAAATGCAGGTGTACGACGAGCAGGAAACAGCCCTTCTTTTCCAAACTCTTGAAGATGAGCCAATAGAATGGCGTATGATGGTTATACTCGCTCTCACTACCGGCCTACGCAGAGCCGAGTTGCTTGGGCTAGAATTTGAACATATTGATATGGTAAACGGGACAGTACTTGTTAAACAATCGATCACTATGAGTGAAAATGGTGAACGGCGAATTAAGGCCCCAAAAACGAAAAGCAGCGTTCGAAAAGTATCGCTAACCCCCTCTGTGTTGGATGATTTGAAGGAATATTATTTGCATGAAAGAAAAAAGAAGCTTCGAGTCGGAGACAAATGGAAAGGCGGGGAGCATTTCTTTGTCTTCAGTTCGTGGGATGGACAAGCCCTCTACCCAACCTCTCCTACTATGTGGTGGAGACGGTTTATTATCAAGTCAGGACTAAAGCATATTCGGTTCCATGACCTTCGCCACACGGCTGCTACGTTGTTAATAAATCAAGGTGTTCATGCAAAGACGATATCGGATAGATTAGGTCATGCATCGATTTCAACTACTATGAACGTGTATGGTCATCACCTGCAGGTAGCAGATCAAGAAGCAGCGAATAAGCTTGAAGGGTTGTTTTCCAACCGCAAGAAAAAGAGCTTATAG